GCAGGTAGTGGTAACATCAATGGTTCTGGATTCTTTAATGGTAATGACCTTTATGTAACTGGTAACATAATTGCATATTACTCTGATGAGAGATTAAAAAATGTTATTGGTGTAATTCCTAACGCTCTTGATAAAATAATAAGTTTAAGAGGTTTCTATTATACAAATAATGAAACAGCAAAAAAATGGGGTTATACCGATGATAGTATTCAATTAGGTTTATCAGCACAGGAAGTTCAAAAAGTTTTTCCTGAAGTAGTAACTCCTGCTGGATTTGATGTTGAAGCTGATGGAAACTCTATATCTGGCGAAAATTATTTGACTGTTCAATATGATAGATTGATACCTGTATTAGTTGAAGCTATTAAAGAATTGAAAGGTGAGTTGGATTTAGCAAAAGCTGAAATTAACCAATTAAGAGAGGAAATATCAAAAAAGTAGAAATGCTTATATTTATAGAATATAAACATAAATAATTTATTATGGGATTAACATACACATGGGAATTATCTGGATTGAAAAGACAAAATAGTGAAAATTTTGAAAATATTGTTGTAGGTACTAATTGGAAATTGACCGGTACTGATGAAGATGGTAATTTTGGAGTTTTCAATGGAGCAACTCCATTTACACCGCAAGATTTAAATGGTGATGGGTTTATTGATTACCATGACTTAACAGAAGAATTGGTATTAGGTTGGGTTAAAAATGTAGTTAGTGGTTCTTCGGCAAGTAATTATATGAATCACATCAATCAACAAATTCAAAAAGAAATAAATAATAAGAAATACGCTAGAATTGAAGTTACTTCGGTAGATTTACCTTGGTCACCAACATCTGGTAGTACCTCATATCCAATACCTTCTGGTTCTGTTCCTGGTTATTAATTAACTAAAACAAAATTATAAATGTCCAAAGTGCAGATTTAATAATAAATTTGTGTTTTGGACATTTTCTTTATATTTATATGAGTATTAATGTAAGTAATTACTAATATACAATTAAAATACAAATAGAAGAAACAAAATGTCAGAAAGAATCGTATCACCCGGCGTTTTCACAAGAGAAAATGATTTATCCTTCTTAGCACAAGGAGTAGGAGAAATTGGAGCAGCAATTATAGGACCTTTTAAGCAAGGACCTGCATTCATTCCAACAATTATAAGAACACAATCAGAGTTTGAAGATACTTTCGGTACTCCTGATGGAACTTATTATAGTGAGTACGCAGTACAAAACTATTTAAGAGAAGCAGGACAAGTAACCGTAGTAAGAGTAGGTGGTGTTGGTGGTTACCAACAAGTAGCACCTTTAGCAATATTCGCATCGGGTTCATCAGCTCAATCAGTAGGTACTAAATTAATTGGTGTATTACACTCAACTAAAGCAGGAGATGAGAAAGTTGGTTTTACTGGAGCAAGTGTTGTTAGCAACGATGATATTGATGGTTCATTTGTAATTAATTCATTAACTGCTGGAGTTAATGTATCGGCATCAATCCTACCATCAGCAACAAATGATATAGCTGATGTATTTGGTGAATCTCCATTTGGAGCTAAATCAGCATACGCATATTCATATTTTGAAAATATGGCTGGATACTATACTGGTTCTGCTGGAAATAACATTGTAATAACTAGAGTGGTATTACCAACTCAGGATTTCGCATATGATGCACGAGCTGCACAAACACCAGTGGTTAAATCTCAATTGATTAGTGGTGAAAGATACGATTTATTTAACTTTGTAACTTTAGGACATGGTGATACTTACAATACAAAATATAAAGTAGGTATTTCAAATGTTAAAGCAGCTGGTGAAGATGGTGCAACTGATTATTCAACTTTCACTGTAACAATTCGTTCATTTAGTGATACTGATAAGAGAAAAAGTGTAATAGAAACATTTAATAATGTAAACTTAGACGCAGCATCTCCTAACTATATAGCTAGAAGAATTGGTGATAGATATAATACAATTGATTCTGATGGTAAAATAACTGAAAATGGCGATTACTCAAACAAATCAAAATATGTAAGAGTAGTTGTATCAGCACCTGGTTCATTCCCAATATCAGCAGCACCATTTGGACATGGGGCATATACAAACCCAATTACGGCAACAACCAATGCAGAATCACTTTTAGTACCTGCAGTAACATTCCAAACTAACTCAACTGGTAACTCATCATCATCTCCAATATATTTTAGTGGATTTGATTTTGAAACAATTGGAGTTAAATTAGATAACTCACAATACTTAAAAGCAATTCCTGTTGGAGCTCAAACTGGTTCTAACACAGCATTCGCATTTGATTCTCAATTATCATATGTAATGACCGGTTCAGCATCAACTGATATGGTTAAGAGACAATTTATATTAGGATTCCAAGAAGGTTTTGATGGTATGAATCCAACTGTAGTAAAAGCTAAAGCTGGTGATACTGATTGGGGCAATGCAAATACGCAAGGATTTAATTGCGCATCTTCAACTTCATCTGGTTCAGTAGCATACACAAAAGCAATCAACGCTGTATCTAATCCTGATGAATGGGATATCAATATGGTAGTAACGCCTGGTATCGTAAGAAGTTTACACCCTTCAATTGTAACAAAAGCAATTGATATGGTTGAAAGTAGACAAGATTGTTTCTATATCGCTGACTTCAATAATTTTGATGATACGATAACTGAAGCAACAGAGCAAGCAAACTCAGTTGATTCAAACTATGTAGCAACTTACTATCCTTGGGTTAAAACAATAGATACAAACACAAACAAATTGATGAGTGTACCTCCATCAGTATTAATGCCCGCTGTTTTCGCTTCTAACGATAGATTAGCAGCAGAATGGTTCGCACCTGCTGGTTTAAATAGAGGTGGTATCACTGGAGCAGTAAGTGTATTAAATAGACTTACACATTCTGAAAGAGATACTCTATATGAAAACAAAGTAAACCCAATCGCAGCATTCCCTGGACAAGGTATTGTAGCATTCGGACAAAAGACATTGCAAGATAAGGCATCCGCTTTAGATAGAATCAATGTTAGAAGATTACTTATTGTTCTTAAAAAGTTTGTAGCATCTACATCTCGTTATTTAGTGTTCGAACAAAACACAGCAACAACTAGAGCAAGATTCTTAAATACGGTTAATCCTTATTTAGAAGCTGTACAACAAAGACAAGGTCTTTATTCTTTTAGAGTTGTAATGGATGAAAGTAACAACACACCTGATGTAATTGATAGAAACATATTAGCTGGACAAATTTTCTTACAACCGGCAAAGACGGCGGAATTTATCGTAATAGATTTCAACATCTTACCAACTGGAGCAAGTTTCTCAGCATAATATAGAAAAACAAAAAGTAGATATTTATTAATATAAAATAAACGGAATAAAATGGCAGAAATATTAGAGTTTAATAAGATGTTCTATACGAACTTCGAACCAAAAATGAAAAACCGCTACATCTTAGAATGGGATGGTGTACCGGGGTATATGGTTAAGGCAGCATCAAGACCTTCAATCCAATTTGAAACAATCACTTTAGACCATATCAACATCAAAAGAAAGTTGCAAGGTAAAGGTGAGTGGCAAGATATCACAATTACTCTTTATGACCCAATTGTACCATCAGCTGCACAATCAGTAATGGAGTGGGTTAGATTAGGCCATGAATCAATCACTGGTAGACGTGGTTATGCAGATTTTTATAAGAAAGATTTGGATTTCTATATGTTAGGACCAGTTGGTGATAAAATTGAGCAATGGAAAATTAAAGGTGCATTCATTCAGCAAGCAAACTTTGGCGATGTAGCATTTGATTCTAACGAACCTGCAACAATTGAATTAACATTATCTTACGATTACGCTATTCTTGAATACTAATCTAAAAATAACAAAAATAAGGGGATTTCAAAAGAATCCCCTTTTTTATGCTTTCTAATTTTTTAAAAACTATGTATTTATATATACAAACTTAAAACAAAGTAAAGTTATGACAGAAAAAACATACGATTTTCCAACGGAGGTATTGGATTTACCATCGGGAGGAAAGATTTATCCAAAAGAGAGTCCTCTTTCATCTGGACAAATTACTATAAAGTATATGACTGCAAAGGAAGAAGATATCCTTGCATCAACAAATTTAATTAGAAAGGGAATAGTATTAGATAAACTATTTGAATCTATTATTGTTGATAATGTAAATCCAAATGATATTATAATTGG